ATGTGGGTCAATAAGTATATTGACGATTGCACTGATGAGGATTTAAACGATCGTGACTTTATTGCATCAGTTGTTGACCGGGCTATTTTTCATTTCGCGATTAATAGTATATGTAATCCTGGGGATAATAAAGATGCAATGCCCATTGAACAATGTACTTTTGATGTAGAAACTAAGAATGACCTTCCCTCCACGGTTCAGCTATTTTATGAGGAATCTAAGGATAATGAACCTTTAGCGAATATACATTTTCAAGCAATAGGTTCTGGTTTTTTAACGTTTGTTAATGCCTGCCAGGAACATGATGACAACAGCTTAAAATTATTTGCTTCGCTGTTAATTTCACTTTCATATTCTAGTGCCTACGCAGATTTATCAGAAACAGTGTATATTAATGAAAATAATGAGAGCTACCTGAAAGCTCAGTTTGAAAAATTATCTCAACGTGATATGAAGAAGTACCTGGGAGAGATGAAGCGTCTGGCTGATGGGGGAGAAATGAATTTTGATGGCTATCTGGATAAGATGTCACATCTGGTGAATGAAGGAACGCTCGATCCTGATATTTTAAGCAAAATGCGAGATGCTGCACCACAATTAATTAGCTTCGCGAAGTCGTTTGACCCAACCTCAAAGGAAGAGATTAAAATACTTACAGACACTTCTAAATTAATTTATGATTTGTTCGGGGTTAAATCGGAGAAATAATATGTGAAGTTCTTCGATAGTATGGAAGGCATTATATAAAAGGACCCAATATTTATTGGGTTCTTTTTTCTCTATCAATGCTATTAGCAGGGAGATATATCACCAGAGTTTAATGTGTGATTTTTTATTTATCGTCGAACCTGGATTGTTTATCATTGGCCTTAACAAAGTTAACGGCTAATAAGATTATTTCCATCACTTCGTGAGAGCTTCATGCCTTGAGAGGATCTCAATTTTCTTTTGCAATGAGACAGGCGCTTCCTGTTGTTATGGTATAGTACCCCGCTATTGAGCCTCCTGAATAGTGATGCTGAATAACATAACCCCATGATATATCGATAAAATAATCTCTACATTTGAAAATGCACGGTAATTCTGAAATGCAAAAAATCAACCAAACCAGCGCAATGCCTGAAAAAACTGACGTTCACTGGAGTGGTCGGTTTAGCGTTGCACCAATGCTCGATAGGATGTATCGTTTTTGAAAAACAATTGGTTATGTGTTTTGTGGGAGCCTATTGGGAACCTATCAAAAGATTTTTTGTCATAACAGTGTCAGATGCAAAACACTGTGATGGTCGCTTTGTTGACATCGCAACTTCTGCAGGTATAATTCGCCACCAATTTGTAACCTGTGTATATGTACAGTCATTTGCTGGTTATAAACACAGTGAATTGCTCTTGCAATCTTCCAAAACTTTTTTGTTCGTGTTAGGTTGAGATAACAGTGATGATACTGTTTGCACATTCAGTGTAATGAGGAGGGTGGTTATGTACAGTCCGGTACAAATAGCCAATAAATTCATAACGTTGGGAAACCAACATCATAATCCTCTGACCCACATGCAACTGCAGAAGCTTACTTATATTGCCCATGGTTACTATTTAGCATTAACAGGTAAGCCTTTGCTCAATGAATGTGTCTCCGCGTGGAAGTACGGTCCAGTTATTCCTGGAATGTACGATGCTTTCAAAGACTATGGGAATAAACCTGTTACGAATGTAGCAGTAGCTCCTTTTGGTGGCATCGTTACTATGGATCCGCAAGCAGAGAGCATTATCGGGGCTGTTTATAAGTTTTACGGCTCGAAAAATGGAATTGAGTTATCAACTCTAACTCATATGCCAGGTACGCCTTGGTCACAAGCTTATAATGGTATTGGCTCGTCAATCATCTCAAATGATGCGATCAAGGCTTATTATCATGATTTATTGAATAACCGACAGCAATGTCAGGGCCTCTGAAAAAGTAATATTCAGGGATGACATGTCTCACAATTCAGATATCTATAAACTTATCGGAGCGGCCGCAGGTGTTGAAAATGGTCGCTCTGAAGCATCCTTAAACTCTACTGACAGTCAAGAACAGGTTTTTAAATCTGCATTTGAGCCGTCTAATCATGAGAGCGACGATGATTCTTCTTCAGAAAATAAAGCTATTCTGGAGGCAGAAGAGTTTGGTTCTAATACTGGTGCATTGCATGAGTTTATGCAGCAGAACAGAATGGACAGTCTTCAAGCTCAGCTTGATATGCTCAAATCACAAGTACGGGATAAGATAGCTGACGCAACTGGTAAAGAAATAGACAATGAGCTTCGGACAAAAATGGCCTCATTCACGGTTTGGTTTATGTCGTGTTGGTGCTTATTCGTTGTCGCAATGTTTACATCGTTTCTTATTGCACATGAAGGAAAGCCTCCAGTTGAAGCGATCGTTGCATTACTAGGTACAAGTACAATTAGTATTGTTGGTTTGGTTGGTTTCGTTGTTAGTGGATTGTTCAAATCAAGAAAAGATAGTGATAAAGAAAAATAACCCGTACATATACGGGTTATCCATAGTTTTAGTTTAGTTATATTTTTGTTTTTCCGTTCTGACTTTTTCCCACTCAGCACGCCCTTCTTCTCGCCTTTTGTCTATGTATTCCGCAAGATCCTGAATATTGATGCAACGTTTTGCTTTTTGTGATGTGCCGATGCGATATGTTGGAACGGGCAACTTACAAGCGTTTGCTTTTGCTTCTGCCGTGGCTGGACTCATGCCAAAGTACTTTTGGCTAACTGCTGAGAGTTCAATGTTTGGGGTATTGAATTCAGCCATCAGTAAAAACAAGGTGTTCATAATTTTCTCCATCAAAACCGGCTGCACCCGGGAAAATCATAATTCTGTGCTGGTGGCAGGAATTAATTTCTGCCAGATAGCGGAAACATATTTTGCCTGATGACGGGCATCAGCCAGGGCGTTGTGCCGTTCGCCATCGAAAGGCATGTCCATTTTGGGGTCGAATCCGATGGAACGCCCAAGCGTAACGATCGTGCGTACATCGTGGTCATTCCAGTACGCCCACGGGCAGATTTGTCCTGCTCGCTCATAAGCTCCACGTAAAATTACGTTGTCGAAGGTGGCCCCGTTACCCCAGACTTTTAAATATTTCGTATTGTCTGCGTGCCGGTTAATGAAATGGTTTAGTTCTGAGAGAGCATCGCTGATCGACAAAGTATCATCAATACAGATTGCAGCTCGCGCTTCAGGGCTTTGTTTCAACCACCACAGGATGGTATCGCCGTCAGGTGTAGCTCCTTGCTTCATAGCACTGTCCAGGCTGACAACCGCATAAAATTCTTGTCCGATGTCTCCGGTTTCTGGAGTGAAGAACACCGCGCCAATAGAAACGATCGGCGCATCCTTATTTTTCCCCATCGTCTCAAGGTCGATCATTAAGTTGTTCATCACTTCACCTCCTGCGGCGGTTCCGGTAGCGGCATCCAGTGAGTTGCTTGCTCAATACCATTACCCGACTTAATCGTTGCATCTCCGCGCCGAAAAGTGCTTCCGGTATAGCGTGCGGAGCATATTAGCGGTTCAACCAGAGAGCTATCGAAATTCACCGAAATGAGCACGTTCTGATTCTTCTCAGGCATTCGCTCACTACAGCTTATCCAACTATCCGGAGTTACCGGAGAGTTGGTTGACGTTTCCGAGGTTTCCCGAAAATTATTGGTTGACGAATCCTTATTTTCCCGAAAGTTTCCAGCCTGAAGCATGGCGGCGCGGTGACACCAGATAATCCAGCCAAGCGCCATATCCCATGCCATGTATTCTCTATCGCCATTTTTCGCCCTGCGGCGATCTACAGATTCCCCGAAACGCTTCTCCATAAATAATTCATAGGCTGCTCGTTCATCCGATACTGCTGCCAGTGATGCCAGTGCAATTCGTGCCAGTTCCATTTGTTCGCCACGGGTAAGTCCGTTTCCAAGCGGATTTTTAATGAACAATTCAATACGTTCTTTGGTAATAGTGGTCATGTGTTACTCCTTAACCCGCAGTGCTTTCAACTGACGAGGGGAACAAAATCTTTTCTTCAAATCCGGCATTCATATCATGGACAGCAACACACCAATCCCATTGACGAACGATCATCAAGAGCCTCCATGATTTCATCCATGCGGCGTAGGTCATACAGGTAAATGCTTTTATCGCCAATGGTGTAAAAACCAATTTTTTTCGGTGACGGGCAGCGATCAAGAACGTTCTGTAATTCGCTCAACCATGCCTGTTCCTTTTTTGTCAAAGTTGCCATATCACTCTCCTTTGATGCGAATGCCAGCGACGCGTAGTGCGTGTTCTAAGTCAATCAGGCAAAGCCAACTGCCATTTTCTTTAGGTATCATGACATGTCGCTTATCAGCATTTATTGGGTGCCCATATCGAAGGTCGTAGCGAGTCGGTAATTGAACTTCCCTCGCTTCCAGTTCTGTAATGCGTTTGTTTTTAGCTTCTAGTTCATCCAGCAGCGCCAGCACGGTTTCTGGTCCGGTCAGAAATTTGAAGGCGTTGAGCACATCAATATCCACACCGTAATCTTTAAGTTCCTGTTCACTTAACAAATCATCAGCAGCTGGCAACATTAACAGGCGTTCCATTGCTTGAATTGCACGTTCCGCCGCCTCACGCAGTGCCTGATAGTCAATCTTGCTCACTGGTTGCCTCCTTTACGGATCTGCGCAGCGATGCACGAAAAAAAAGACTCTCGCGTATGACTGTTAAGAGCTGGCGCGAACGCCGCGTTAAGAACGGCAGCATCACAGCCGTCATCGATATAGAGCGCAATTTTTTCTCCAGGCGTGCTTTGGCTTCCTGCAACTGCATACCCCGGCACGCACGCGGGATATACTCAGCAATTTGAGCGATAGATTTTTCGTTCTGTTTAAACATGCTTCACCTCGATAGGCTTGATGGTATCGATCAGCAGTCGGCGGCGAGTATTTTCTGCAAAGTGGCGGCGTCCGTTTTCTTTGTGGTAAAACTCGTTTTTTCCGACGACCCACATCCGCTTTGTCTGGTGCAGTTTTTTTACCTGCGGACCGTCTCGGGTGATAACAATTCCTGTATGAGTTTTTATCACGCTCATTTCTTATTCTCCGGTGCTTTCGGCATTACTGCCCAGTGAGTGATATTGACGTTTTCAAGGTCCCCGACCTGAAATGTCCACTGCCATTCTCCGGTTTCTTTTTGTCCCCAGGTGTACCAGAGAGAACGCCAGCCAATTAGCCAGCCTTCTCCGTTAGCATCAAATAACAGAACACTTTCATTTGCTGGTGGCAGTTCAGCTGACACTGGTATTATTTTGTTTTCCAGTGCCGCACATTTAGCTTCAAGCGCATCGAATTTACGTACCAGGTACTCAGCATTTGTTTCGTTCACTTTCAGATCTCGCGGTACACATTTCCCGCGAAGAAACCCTTCCATTTCGAAAACATTCATGCGCATTTGCGTAACTCCGATAACTCGTTAAAACGTTCCATAAACATCCCGTAGGCATGGCCCGGTGCCAGTGGAATCACGTTGAACATCTCTGTTGCCGGGATGCCTTCCAGTACAGGCCAGAAAGAGCCATCATCAAGCCCGAGATCGCGGCGTTCGGTTGCCAGCATGATGAGATCGGCATATTTCACAGGCGTGCTCATAACCGGGGGTAACCCGTATTTCTCACGGATTACGGCATCTATTTTTTCTTCCATCCGTTTATAGTCAGGAAGAAGGCGTTTCAGTGGAGCGGGGATGTCCTGGCAATATGCTTCTGTTGCATCATGCATTAACGCTTCAAAAGCAAATTCCTGCGGTACCAGCTGGCTGCAAAGCACCGCATGCTGGGCGACGCTGTAGAAGTGTGAAAGATGTCCTGCAAAGCGACAGATATTTGAAAGGGAAACTGCGATATCGTTAATCACGATGTCGTCTTTATTTATCTTGTCATAATAAAAATGCTTCCCGGAAAAAGTTTTAATAAATGACATTTCGGTCTCCACTTTATATGCGCTGCACCGCGCTGAATTCTGCTAAAAGGAAGCTCTCACCATCCGGTGATTATTGAGTTAATTACGTTTCCATAAATGCCCCCGCAGGGGCATTTGCAGTAATGAAATCAGGCGGTGAAAGTACCAATAAAGGTTTCTACTTTGCTGTCTTTGAATTTCTCAACAAGCAGATCACGAAATTCGTTAGCCATTTCTTCCTGCATCGCTTCCAGCTGAATAATGCGCAGAACCAGTACAGGACGATCGCCAGTGATAATGCTGAGGCGTAATTTAAACGGACGTTCTTTCAGGCCTTCAAACGGAACGCATTTAAATTCAAATGCCACTGGCATAATGTCTTTGGTCTTCGCTTCGACAGACTCCATCAGGGAGCGTTTGCCGCTGAAGTCATTGTCTTCAAAATCAGCGGTCTGGTTTGCTTCAATTGTGATTTTACGGACTGCCGCGGCTGCTTTGGTTGCCTGAATGGTGTCACCATTAGCATCAAAGCCCACAAGGTAGTCGGCCCAGTCTTCAATCCATTCTGCCAGTGACTTCTGGGAGTTACGCTCGCCATTAACAGACAACAGAGCAGAAAACGGTGCTGTCTTTTTCAGTTTGAGGGTGGCGGTGTTATCTGCGTGACCTGGTTCATCAATAGTACCCAGGTTAAGCACACTGACGGCTCGCATATTATCGGCATCGATAAAGCAGCGGGTGCCTTCATCTGCAAGATCTTTAGAATAACGGGTAAAGTCATCGATGCTGGCAGTGGAAAGCGCACCACGGAAACGGAAGCGATTTAAATTAAATTTTTCCAGATCATGAATGCGGAAATTCTCAGGCAATGCCACAGCATCGGCACCAATCTTACTGATAATTTCATTAACACCCTGAGCAGAAATAAGGGCATGGATTTGATTAATTGCGGTTGCGTCTAAGTTCTGAGACATAATAAGTCCTCACTATATAAAGATATTCAGTGATGAGATAAATAATCAGTTAATTAAGAACGATATTAATGACCTGCTGCGCGGAGTTTTCCGTCAGGTTCACCGGCAAGAGTCAGTAATTGTCCCTGGTCTTCCTGCAGAATAGTCAGGCGACCACCGCGATTGACATACATCGGCGTTTCGGTGGTGTCTTCTTCGGAAATTTTCCCGCGGTTAGTCGGGCGAACATATGAGAGTTTGTGTTTGATTTTCACACGGTTCTCATCAAACGGTTCGATTTCCAGGTTGAGCGAGACCTTACCTTTGGTTTTCGTGTTCATCACACCGGAAGCGACTTCACTGAGAACTGCGCCGATTTTGGTTTCAAATACGCCGCCGTCCAGCTCCCCGATAAATGCCTGCACATCAGTACTGCGTTCGCTAGCCATTTTGCTGCTCCTCATCATATCGACCCTGCAAGGTCGGTTGGTTTCTCCACAAAACAGAGAAGAACACCTGCGGTGGCAGCCGCCCGGGTGGATTGGGTTATGAGCCCGTCGTCCGGTGATGCTCTTCTCTGTTTTGTAAAAAGAGCGGTACCAGCCGGAAGCAAGTGTACAAACTGGTACCGCCAAAGCAGTGGCTGTTGTGGTGGGGTTGTCACTCAGGCGTATGGTCAACCTGACAATCCGGTGTCCTCAACGGGGAAAGAGTAACCCCGCCATACTTACCGCCGCGCCATTTCGCGGATTACCACAACGCTGAGAGCACTTAGCCAGTTACGGCACCACACTTTGTCGCGGCTCCATAAATGCCCTCAGAGGAGGCGTCCTCGTCCTCGGCCTCTGCGGCCGCTCAAAAAGCCAGTGAGTCATTACAAAGTGCAGCAGATGCCGAGTTGTCAAAAAAGACGGCAGAAAGTGCAGCCGGTAATGCAGCCAGGGATGCAACGACCGCAGCAGAAAAAGCCCGGGAGTCAGCAGAAAGCGCACAGTCAGCGGAACAAAGCAGGATAGCGGCGGAAGACGCCGTAAACCGAATCCCCACCGTGGTGGGACCTCCCGGGCCAAAGGGGGAGCAGGGGCCCGCGGGTCCTCAGGGGCCGAAGGGTGATAAGGGAGAGCGCGGTGACACCGGCCCTGTCGGGGCAACCGGCGAACGG